ATCGTGTGACAGAGCTGAATCCAAGTATTGTAGTTGCCCTGCTCGTATTGATCGCGAACGCTCTGAGAGATGTTGGTCCAATCAGGCTTTCCGTCACTGCCTTTTTTTGCGTACTTTGTAATCAGATTACCTACAGTCATCTGAAAATCTCTTACAAAGGTATTCACACGACCGTAATCGTCCACGGCTATTCGATAAGAACCAACAGGGAAGCTTTGAGTGTGAAGGACTGATCTGTCGAGTCGCTCCTCAACGCTAAATGGAGATGTTGCGAACGTGCCAAGATCTCCATAAACAAGAGGCAAGGTCTGATACAAATTAGATTTGAGGAATGAATTCCCCATGATGTTTTGGACTTGATAGAGCCACTCTTTCACTCGGCCAAATTCTGCCATCGCAGGATCTGGAGTTGTGAGTCTGAACCAAGGACGTGCTGGACTGGTCACTCCTGAGAGCATTCCAGATCGCAAAGTTCTTGAGGAGAGTGTGGCTGTGTTGTCATTGATTTTAGTATTTCGTCTGTCACCTTTGTTTGAATCGGTGATGAGAAAACGGGATCGTCTTGGAAGGATGTAGTCGCTAAGGTCTCGGTAGTGCGAAATGAAGGATTGTCGCTGGAGATCGAGTTGAGATCTCACATTCATCAATACTTTTTTGCGAGTCATTCCAGTCATTAGGACCCCAACAGTGTTTTACCCGGTGAACTGTCGCCGCCAGTTACGCCAAGTGGACTTGTGAAATTATTCGGAGAACTCTGCATTGATCTAGATCTGGCCATTCCAGCAATTCGCTGACGATCTCTCGTGAGAGTGAGCTCATTCTTCCTTGTCGCTTCGGCCTGCTGAGCAATGAGATCGTTATTTGCTTTAACTTGGGAATCAGCGAGCTCTTTGGCTTTCTTAGCCGGGTTATCAATCAAGTTTCTCTTGAGCATGTCGAGGCCACCAAGTGCTGCGCCGATACCGCCAAACATTGCGCCGCCAACAACATCAAGTGAATCTTGGTTAAGCCTAACGCCAGTCGCGTTGCCAACTGATTGGCCAGCGCTGTCGACTGCTGCTGCGACGTCATCGAAAAATCCCATCAGCCCTCCCCATCTAAGCGCTTGGCATAAATGAGATCGACGAGCTCGTAGCCTTTACGCTCAAGCATTGATCCCCAATTGTGATTCGTCTTTATGTGGTGATAAACGACTTGGACTCCAAGGTCCTTGAGCTGCTCGTCACACCACGAGATGAATGCGGAGCCGTGCCCACGCTTGTCTTTTTGAATGAATATAATGTCCTGCACTGCCTGAAGAGACTTTGAGTAGTGCATGTTGTGCTTGATGAAAAAGAACGCATAACCGATGAGCGTTTCGCCCTCTCGGTACGTGTAACATTTCATAGCACCGCAAGAGCTGAGATAGACGTAACGCTCAAAATCTGGCGAGAGTTCTATGTCAGCGTAATGCGCGATCTCTAAATAGTGCTGTTGAAAGAGCGGGATAACCTCTTCCATGATCTTGTCAAATTGTTCTAATTGGAAATTCACAGGCAACCTCCACGAGTCCGAAAGGTCGCTCTGAAACGAGCATGTGGACATGGTTGTGGAGAGTATGAAATTGCCTGCATTCCATGATGGTGAAGGACCATGGCTATTTGGCAAACAAAACCGTTAAGTCCCTGTTAAGAAGAGAGGTCAGTGATTGCAGGCACTTAGTCGAGTTCTTCCGGAAAAAATCGATTTTTTCCGGAAGAACTCGACTATGCAGCTACAACGCGGGCTGCGTTATCCTGCTGCATAATTATGCAAATGGATCGTAGTCGTGCTTCAGTGCTTGGGATTGATATCCTGGAACGAGCCTAGCCATTTCGGCTTGGATTCCAGCTGGCATTTCTGGGTAGCGGAACGTGAGCGCTAAGCTATCCGCTCGATCTGGGGAAAACCCAAGGCGAGACTTGATCTGCTCCTTAGGCTCGAGCTGAAATTTACCATTCTGAAAGTAATAAGTCGGAGCCGTGAGCTCTTTGACCAGCTGTGAATCGTTGGGCAGACAGCCGCCGCGCTTGATCCACTCAGCCATTCGAAACCACATCTCAGCCCTAAGATTTAAGTATTTGTCAGAATCTGGCTTACCAGCGAAGTTCACGGGCACTGGACTCTGACCAGCTTGAAGCAACGAATCGACAACGCCTGATGCCCAGCCGCCCGTGTCATCTAGGAACTCAATCTCTGATTTCCAGGTCGCTTTGGCCAGCATAACCCTGGCTGCGATCTCATTGGATCTGGCGTTGCGCATCTCGACGGGTTTAAAAGCCACTAGACCTTGTCTTGGGAATAAGATGGTGGAATCGGCGCCAAACCTCGCCACGTCAACGCCAAGGCGCTTTTGAGCCGTGAGGTAGTCTTGGTCAGCAGGTTGTCGTCTCATCGCAGCCTCGACCTCGTCAGGGCCTAACAGCGTGTTCAGCGAGCCTGGAGGGAATAGCCCCAAGATGAAGGCCATCACCCAGGGATTATCTCGCCCGTAAGTTTTGATCTGGTCCCTAGCCCACTCGATATCAATTCGCTTCGATCTTCGCGGATCGTCTGGATCTCCGGTGATAATGATCTGATGCCACATATGAGCAAGCGTTGTTGCTGCGGCGTAAAGCATTCCAGCATGTGACGTTGGATTTCCGGCCTGCATGATCTTGCCGAAGACTGGACCAGTTGAGAGACCTTGATCTGCGGACTTGAGAACTTGTGGGCTGATGTCGCCTGACTCATCGATGAGATAAAGAACATACTTAGAGTGAAGACCTGAGAGCGTTCGACCTTGCTCTTCTGAATTGGCAGTCTTTGAGAAACCACGCGCCGAGATAAACCAGGTAGCTGGAGCCGTGTTCATAAAGATGCGCTCTTTAGTCCAAGTGAAGTTATCGCTCAGAAACTTCGATGCTGATTGCCATTTCGAAAACTCGGCCCACAAGTTGTCCTTCAAGTTGTCTGCGCTGATTGAGATCGCTGCAGCTTTTGGATGCTCTCTGTCGGTGCCGTAACATGAAAGAAAATTCCAGCCGCACCAAGCGAGTACTGCAGAATTGTGTGTAACGATAAAGTCATTGGCCAGATAGCAATGACTTTTATTGGAGACTTCTATGCATCTCACTTCCTTTTTTCCTATAGGAGTTATGCTTCTGATGTATCTTTTTAGGTATCTCTCAGTCTTTGGCCGCCATCTCTCTGACTTTCTATTTAAAAAGAATGGATCAAAATCAGTAGTGACAGACACTCTGTAACAGTCTCGGCATGGTATAAAAACGCCGTTCTTCTTGTAGCCTGTTTTTTTAATTGTCTTCTTTATCTTTGCAACGCCGCCCAGAGATCTCACAAGAAAAACAACATCCTCTGCCAATCTCTTTGATGTTGTCCCATATTCACATGACGCATCTTCGGCATCAACACAGCCGTCAGTGTCCATGAGCCCTCTCAAGAGATCTATCCTCTGCTCAATGGAACTAAACTTGTAGACTTCCGGGATTGATTTTTCATACGAGTAGTTGTCTAGAATTCCCAGATTCCTTAAGTGTCCAAGAATCTTGTAGACAGTTATGTTCATCTTGCTCTGCTTGGTTTCGTATCCACGGGATTTAACTTGCTCTATAATCTCGTTGTCCTTGGTCGTAAAATTTCCTTTTTTCCTAGACCCATCCCCAAGCCAAACGCCAAGAACATACGGATCAATCACAAGGTTTCTTCTTCTTCTCTTTGGGCGAAATAATGATTTCCCTTGCCTTGGTATCTCGAAATAACTTCTGGTCTTACTTGAGATTATGTCGAGTATGGATTTAGTACTCATGACTTTCCATCCACTCTTTCGCGGGTCATTGACTTTCCACAGGTGTTCGCCACAGGCTTCAGTGCTTGTCCCATCAGAGAACTCAACTCTGTAAGCGTCCATCATGCCCCAATCGGCAATGCCTACGACTTTTGCGGCGGCCCCGTTATCGCCAATCACATACTCGCCAACCTTAAGATCTCCGAACCGCCTCATTCCAGTCGGAGTCGGAATAATCATGTCGTGCGGCTGAGCCTTGCCAGGACCCGCGCATGCGCGGAGCGTTATTCTCTGCTTATCCCTATCGGCGGACGCGAATGCGTTGAGTGCTTCGCGTTGCCAGACGTCTGCGTCGACCTTAAAACTATCCCAGACAAACTTAACTGGGTTGCCTCGCCACTCTGCTAGCTGCGCTTGTGCTGAAAGTCCTGATGCCGTGGTCAAATGTGCTTCCATCTTTGTCTTCGAATGATCTGATAAATATAGGCCCTTGTTGTCTTGTATTTCACGCCAAGCTCTTTGTAGTCCCACATGTTTGACTCGAAGTCTTGTCTGATTGACAGGATTTCATCTATGGTAAATCTCTTTTTCTTTTTCGCCATTTTCAATACCTCATCGTCTAAAGAAGTTCTTAACGCGAGAGAGCAGTGTCGACTCGATCCTAATCGGCTGCGATTCAAATCTCTCCGTCTCCAGTTTCGCGGTCTGAATCATGTACTGCTTCCAATGCGAATCCCAAAGGCTGGGATTGTTTGAATCCCGGCCAGGGCGATACGGGCTTAGGTTTTCCAGCCATGTGTTCGGCTGATTGTCTTCCATCACTTTGCGAGTGTGTTCCATCATTTTCCGAACTTCGGCCATCGTGTCCGGTGAGTCCTGCTTCACTATGTCCTTCATGTAATCCCTCAACATCATGATTTGATACTTGCTCATGGTCACCGGTGGATTCTCTAACTGGTATGTCAGTCTGTCCATCATGGCTTTGTTCGCCTTGTCGATCTCGGACTGGACTGGCTTCACGGATTCTTCGTCGTTCAAAAAGCTCATGTTCCCCCTCTGTATGTGACCTGGTGATGATATCAATCAGACTCATCTCGGCCTTAACTTCGTGTCGCTCGATGAATAGACCGTGATGCTTAGCGATCATCTCAGCGGCTTTCATTTTATCAGCCGTCTTGATTTCATTGCCCCACTCTGTCGGCTTAATTCCAACCACAGCTCTTGCGGTCTGGTCATCAAACTCATGCGGTGCTTTTTGAGAACCATCGTTGCGATAGAGTCTTCTCACGTCAAACTGAGAAGCGTCTTGCAGCATATTGAGCGTGGACTCGATCACGTATTCGTTTCGGTCATTGAGTGCAGCATTGTATCTGCTGCTGCGATCGGCGTTGGTCCTAATCCATTTCAAAATATCTGTGAATTTTAGATCTAGATCTTTGGCGATCCTAATGAGCGAGTCACCATTGGCGATTTTCTCGCAGATGCTTTCCATGAAATTTGGATCATCCAACAAAGCAGCCACACGCTTAACCTTAGCCATGTATTCAGGTTCGGTTACGATTAATGGAGCTTCGTGGTCTGGCATGAAATCAGATTGGCAGCGAACTCTTCGGTTGGTCAAACATATCCGATATTTCGATGTCGTAAAGTTCTGCTATCGACCAAAGAGTCGTAATTGAAATATTCTTTTTCCCAGTTTCAATTTTCTGCAAATGGCGCCAAGATGGCCATCCGTGCTCCTCGGTTTCCTCAAGCGTCCAGCCTTTATCCTTGCGAATCTCTCGAAGCCTTAAGCCAAGGCGCTTTAGTTTCTCATCACTCATTTAACACTCCGTGCCACTCTGATTCGATAAAGTCCGCGCTCAATCTTGGTGACGGATAGTTTAACGCCGTGCCGCTTAGCCCAAGTATAGGCATACGTTTGGACGTATTTCTTAGGCTTGTCAGTCCACATTGCGACCTCTGTCTTCAGTGCTGTCGCAAGGATTCTTCCGGGGTTCCCGAATTCATCCATGATCAAAAGGCGCTCGCCATCCGGCATCTTTCGAATGGAGATGACATCCCTGTCGTCATGGTATTCACGAAGAGCTTTTCGCAAAAACCCAGAGTCGAATTCCTCCAGCTCTTTCAATTCATCGTAGGTATCGAATTCAGTATTGAGACTAAACTTCTCAGTTCGAAATAGGTTGAACCATTCTTTGAATCCAATTTCTTCGACCGGGAAATACTTGAATTGAGACATTGCTAATTCCTTGTTAATTGCGGACGCGCTGCCTTATGAAATATCTAGCTATTACAAATTTTTAAAACATATACTACAAGCATAATCAAGTACTTACATTCGATTACCACTCTGTTATATATGTTATATCTAAATCTAGATATCTTAAGAGAGAGTGTGTGAGAGAGAAAGTACTTTCTCTGTGTCACACACTCCTATAGGACGTGTCTATGTTTTGAAAATCGTATTACACCAAAATGCGCCACGTGTCTTATGCAAATACTGGTGTTATTATATATATGCGAGACGTGTGGCGATATATTAAGCATATTGCACAAAGTATTACAAATCACTCAAATGCAATATGTACGAATACAGACATACAGCCCTTGCCGAAGTACCTTGTGGTCAGTGATTTAGCTAGCGCGTTACGCATTAAGGTAGGCCTTAACGATCCGCACCATTTACTTTCTCTGTATATTTTCTTAATTTCCGGATGCGCTGTATGCACTGCGATGAATCCATCAGGCTCTACCTTTATACCATGAGTCATAAGAGTGTCTTGAAATGGGTTGCGATTGATCTTTGCGTCAAATGCCTGCTGCTTCTTTTCTGGTTCCCAATCCCTGCACGCTTGAATCAATCGACTCACCGAGTAATCATCATGACCGTGCTTTAATTTTGAGTCCAAAAGCAGGTTAACACAATCTTCAGACTCATTTGATTTCAGCTCTTCGGCCTCTTTTTCGACCCCAAAAGTGTCTAGCTTAATGAAGGCCATGGCATCGGTCTTATCAACCGGTTCGTCTTGAAGGGCTGCGAAGTACCCGGCCATAAGAACGCTGTACTGGTCGGCAAGCCTGGCGTTTTTAGTATGCTCTGAGAGTAGCGGATAGAACGTTTCGATGTTCTTAAGCACAACATCATATTGCTTGATGGATCTGGCAAAAAAAGCAGCTCTAAATTCAGCCGTTAGTATCTTTGGAATGGTTGCCTGGATGCCATCACTACCTAGGTAATTATCGGCATTATTAACTGGATCAAGCTCCAAAACAACGAATCGGTTGCGGTCTTGAGTCTTCTCTAAGCTCGTTCTAATAGAACAAACCATGGCCATAAATCTTGTGTCATAATCAACTGCATTGCCGCCTGCTGATCCTTTGACGACTTTGGCCTCTGAATCAGATGACGATATCCGAATAAGGTCGATGACTTTTCGCACGCGCTCACCTGATATTTTGTCATCAGTCTCAAGCTCATCTATTAAAATAGGTAAAGCATCAGCCTGGCATTTCTGCCTAATCCCGGCCTCAGTCGTTTGAGCGCCTTGAAATAACCTGCAAAGGCCAGCTAATAAGGACGCCGCGATCTTATTAAAGATGGTGGATTTACCAGACCCGGTGGCCCCAGTTAGCCAGAGATGAGGGCGCCAGGGAAGTGCGCCACAAAGAGGAGCTACGAAAAGCCAACCAAGGAACAGTCTTGCATCTATGTTCTTATTCTTAAAGCTCAGCAGTCCAATGAGGTTTGCAAGCGCAGTCATCTGCTCAACCGTTGCTGGCTTACTTGAAGGCTTAGCAAGAGTTCTGGAGTTGATAAAAATATTATCTGTCTTGATGTCTGAGAAGTCTTTGACCTCACCATCAACGTAAATCTTAGAGCCCATATTAAGAACTATCTTATCGCCCTCTTTCCAAACCCCAGCTCCTTGAGACCTTGATGGATTGTAGACGCCGACTTGCTGGTTCGTGGCCATAAAGACCTCGGCGATCTTGTTGTAATCAACGCGCGCTAGGCCCTCTTCATTGAATGAGCAATATTTGTCATCTAATAAAAATTCATCCCGAGTCATAACTTCGGCTAGCCCAAGTTGCGTGTGAGCAGAGGGCGCAAGAGTTATGACTTGTTTTTTTCTCGTGGTGTAATAGTGATAGTTTTTACTGTTCGAGATGCCCAGGAATATGATTTCGTTTGGCGGCTTTGCCTCAACAACAGTTAGCTGTCTCCTGACTTCATCTAGCCCATCAAGGCACCTTAGGTCATTAAAGTCTGTTGGCTTTGATGACAACTCTCTAAATTTAGGGAACACGACGACAACGTCATACTTACTATCTAGGTTTGCAGCTTCTTTGCGCCCTCTGTTTTCTTTTCCGAACTGATCGTCATCGCCACAGATAACAACTTTCTTTTTGTAGAACAATCTATAAACAGACTCTAGGTTTCCAGCATTAAACGCAACAACGCACGGGATATCGGTCGCTTCATATATGCTGGCGGCTGTCGCCCAGCCCTCGCAGATGAATACTTTCTCAGCGTCTTGCACCGCTTGGAGACTGGGAATGGCGTGAAATGTTCCGGTAATTCTCTGGTTCTTCTGAAACCACTTATTGTTTCCGCTGGTGGACTCTGTGATGACCTGATATCCCCAGATCTTTTTGTCCAAATCATACATTGGGATGACAAGGTCTGCACCGCGCATCCTGGCCATATATTTAGATGCGACCTTTTTCTTAGTTAGATAGCTAGACACGTGCCCTGAATCTTGGATGGCCAAAAACTCTGCATTATATTTATCTGCCATTTCTTTTTGAAGCTGTCTCTTATCGCTCTCAGCTTCACACCTTGCAATCTCTTGTTGGTTCTTAATATATTCGGTGTCTTCTTTTGAGAACTTCATTTTTGATCTGAAGTTCCACTTTTCGCCAGTCACCCAATCGCCAAAGGTCGCGCAGTAGAAATCTTTCGACGTGTCAAACGTGTGGTTTTTATAATAGACATACCAGGCTGAGTTTTTTCCTTCGCGGTCTTGCCTTTGAAGCACTCCCTCTGGACATGACTCTGATATGTTAAATCCTATCGTTAGTGCGAATGATATTAGTTCGTCCAAGTTCGTTCCCCTCTAATAATAACAGTGCCTCTTCTGGTGATTTCGCAAGCCCAGCGATTCCACCAGATTCGTTTACAACTTTAATAAATTGCGTTTGCTCTTTGGATGCTATGCCACGGTTACTTTTAACTTCAACAGCAAAAAACACCGCGACTTGCTGCCCAACCATTTGTTCTGTTATTATTAACGGGGCCCAACCAATGAGGTCAGAGCCGCCTGGAGACGCGACGCCATATTTAATCCACTGTCCACGTTTGTCTTGATACGCGCCTGAATTATTGCGAAAGAGCCGACAACCCGACCTGCTTAATTCAAGCTGAATGAGTCTCGAAATGTCCGCTTCTTTCATATTAGAGTGTCATCGTCTTCATCTTTATTTATAACGATCTCGGTTATTAACCGACTCTTAATTTTCTTATAAACAGTTCTAGCGACGTCATCACCAAACTTTGCTTTGAGCCTAAAGAACACCCAACCAGGCTTGATGAGCCCGCCGCCTTTTTTAGGTTTTCGCTGTCTCTCTATAAGAGCCTCGACCTCACGACTTGCTCTTGATATCTTATCCGTCCTCGTCTCCTCGTGTATCTCGGCGATAACACCATCTCCACTTGTCGCCTCTCGCTCGCCACCTCCTCTGCGTGTTGGGAGCATAAAAAGACACTCTGGACAGACGGTCTCAGCACTTAAGAATATAGCGAAGCAACTTGGACATGTTTTTGTTTTTATTTCCGTTTTTTTCTTTTTCTTACCGTCGAGATCGACATGATGTTCATCCGTTATAAACCCATGCTCTTTGATATTTCCAACACAGTCGATAATAATGAAATCATTTTTCCCCTCGAAGGGCCTGGTCCCTCGTCCGGCTATCTGTAAATACAGATTCAATGACTTCGTAGGTCTGGCAAACACAATGACTCCCAGAGAAGGGATGTCGACACCAGTACCAAGTATGCCGACATTTGAAATGGCCTTTATTTTTCCAGACTCAAGATCTGCGATTATCCGCTCCCTGTCTTTTTCTTTTGTTTTGTTGTCCATATGAGCGATCTTGATACCCTTGCTTTTAAACTCCTCCACAATTGCGTGAGAGTGCCTTATGGATACGGCGAAAATGAGAGCGGACCTGTCTTGAGAAAACTTTATGAAGTTGTCAGCCAAGTTTCCTATGATGGCCCCAGTGTTAACAACTCCCTCAATATCTTTGATGACGTAGTCAATGCCGTCTTTTGTTTGCTGAGTTCTGCATCCAGATAAGTCGACATCAGTCGGAGCAAAGTACCTGGCCTTAACAAGGTATCCTTGCTCTATGAGCTGCTTCATACCAATGGGCCTCACAACTACATTCGCAATATGCCTAAGCGACTTGTCGAGATATGGCGTGGCAGTTACTGGTAGATGATAGGCGCTTGGATAATTTTTAACGAAGTCATGATAGGACTGCGATGTAGCCATGTGAGCCTCATCGTAAACAATAATGTCGGCCTTAGGGAGTAGGCCCCTAGACCTGACCGTATCTATTGAGCAAATTTGAATAGGCTCGTTCGGGAAGTCGGCATGATGCCCAGCCATAAGAACGCCATGTCGAATCGACTCCCTTGTTAGCCGCTGACTGGCCTGGCCCACAAGCTTTCTACCGCGAACAACCATTATAGCAGATGACCCCTTGTCGAGAGCTCGCTTTAAGACCTCGGCGAAAATTGTCGTTTTGCCGGCGCCCGTGTCAAGATGAAGAAGAACTTTCCTCTCCCCCTTTTTATAATGCTTTAGGATTTGCTCCAGTGCATCTTTCTGATAAGGCCTAAGCTCTTGTTTCATCGCTTCGCAAAAGCCTCTTTACGTTCGCGAAGTTTCCGAGCGATAGACTCCTCGACAGATGAATATTGTTGCCAATGCTCTTTGCCATCTCCAACATTGCTCCACCAGATATCGCCGGCATCGTCTAGCGCGAAAAGGACTGGATGTTTTTGAGTGGGGTCTCGTTCATCTGGCTGCATAACTGTAATTTGTTTGAATTTTATCTGTTCAGCCATTTTAAAAACTCCTGTGTAAACTGTTTTCCGTTGATATATTTAATGGGTCTCTCTATCCCCGCACAGTTCTGATAAATGAAATCAGAGTACAGGCTTTTCTCATCAAAGATTGTGTCGTAAACAAGACCTACCTGACAGGCGTATCCGACTTGACCGACCTTAACGAAATAGTAACCGAGAGCTCTCAGTGCGTGGTAATCAAACGGCCTGTTGTTAAGTGCGGTTCTGACGGTATCAAGTGAGACATCAGCACGATTGGCTTCAATGAAAACCATGGCGCTAAAAAAACATGCCCTCCAATTTGTCGGATCTAAATCACAAGCCTCTTTGAGATGCATAGGACTTCTGCTGTGCTGAGATTCAAACCACTTGGACTTAGTTTGCGTGAAGAGCTGAATGCAAATCAGAACGAAAACGACCAGCATGGCGCCACCGAACTTATCGTTAACCTTAATTCTTTGCGTTCCCCACGTTAAGATTATACTAAGGTACAACGCCAAAAGAAGCATGGTCGCAGGGTTCTCAAACGGGAACTGAAAAATGATTTGAGGGATAGCCGCAAGACAAACCATTGGATAAAAATCTGTCCAAAAGAATGTGCTATTTCCGATTCGAAAAGAAATGAAGACTAAGGACCCGCCAAAAAGAAGCATGGCAATTAGAAATGTCCAGCCGTTTTCAATGCCCCACTTTAAGATCTCACTGTGGGGTGTGTTGAATTTCTCAGTCTCAGTTGGCTTCTCGGTCGTGCCCATCTGATAAGGGATGTATCTGAATTCGAAGTTCCCCCCGCCGATTCCAATTATGTTGTCTCCCAGCATTTCAAACGAGCCTTTGTAAAGCTCTAGGCGCTTCGCCATTGAATTGCTTTTTGACCAGTCATAATCCTTAGCGGACGGGGACATCAGCACGAGAAGCGCACCTAATGCGAAAACAGCGAGAGCCAAAACACGTTGCTTAGTTGAGAGCCTTGCTTTGTAAGCTAAATAAATAGCCAAGAGAGTGAGACCCAACCA